AGCAGCTCGCCGTTGTGCTCGATGTCGTCGTGCCACACCCGGAACCGGGGCTGGAACCCGCGGCCGTCGGTGTCGACGGAGATGCCTTCGACTTTCCAGTGCCCGTCCCGGCTGTGCCAGGTGAGGGTCCTGCTCGCCATCCCGCTCACCTCCCCGGCCTGTGCACTCTGTTGTCAAAACCCTTGCATAATCATGGTATAACGACGGTATCAGCACTGTCAACATCGTCTGCAAACTGCTATAATAAAGGTGTAGGGAGGGAGAGGTCCTCCCAGGAAGGGGGTCGGGAGAGATGGTGGTCTCGGGCCTGCAAGCGGTGCTGGGAATCCTGGCGACTGTGACTGCCGGTTCGGTCGCGGTGCTGGTGCGGGAGCGCCGGTTCGTGTTCCGCCTGTACTGGCGGCCGGAAAGCGGCCTGTAGATGAGCGCGGTGACCGGCGCGGCCAGCGCGGTCGTGGTGGCCATGGAGAACCGGGCCCGCGACCCGCAGACCGTCCGGGTGCTGCCGGGATTCAAGCCCCGCAGGAAGTGGCGGTGGCGCAAGGCTCGCAAGAGCGCGAGGGAGGAAACGCGATGACGCACCTGGAGTGGCGGGAGGTCCGCCGGGAGCAGTGGTCGCAGCCCGCGCCACCCGCGCCGAACGGCTCGTGCCCGCCCCACACCGACTACTTCACCGCCGTCTGGAAGCAGGCCACATGGCCGCAGGACGACTCCCTGTACGCCGGGATCACCTACGAAGACCACATGGTGTGGATCGGTCCCGAACCGGGTTTCCAGCACACGGTGGTGGCTCACAGCCAGTACCCCGCGACGGAGGTGGCGATATGAGGCCGAGCGAGATGACCGCAGCGCAGTTCGAGGCTTACTGCCGGAAGCTGTGGGCGGACGGACCCCGCTACCCCGTCCCCGAACCCGAGCCTCCCGCGCATGAGCCGTGGGCGGGAATCAGGGAAGGTGAGCAGTGAAGACTCTAGCCCCCAGCCGTGAACTGGCCAGCGTCTACGGCGCATGGTCTGAGCCGTTCCTCGCCGACCCGCGTGACGAGGCCGCGAACGCGGCACGCACCGCGCAGACCCGCGAGGTGGCGAGGCTGCTGCTGGCCGCGCCGCTGCGCACCAAGGTCGGCGGGCTGGTCATCGACACGGCCGGCTGGTCCCGTGAACGCGCCGCCAAGGCGGACGCGGCAGGCGAGGCCGGCTCACCTGAGTGGTTCGCCGCGCTGGGTGACCACGAGCACGCCACCCTGACCGGCGACGGCGGTCCCGCTGACCGTGCCCGCTGGTGCGAATGCGAGCCGTTCCCCGCCGCCGAGACGTGGGTCCGGTATGAGCACTGGACCGGGCGGGGCGTGGAGCGGCACGGGTACGTGTGCCCGGCCTGCCGCCGCCTGACCCAGACCGGATGAAAGGAGCCACGGATGACCACCAAGATCGTCAAGGCCGGTGACCGGATCACCTGGACCCACTACTCCACTCCCGGTGCCGGATGGCAGGGGCCGTTCGAGCGGTCCGGGATCGTCTGGTCCGGTGCCCCGGTCGGCAACAGCCTGTCGAGTGCGTGGTGGGTGTTCCCGGACGAGCCGCTGGACGGCGAGGTGCTGGTCTACGGCCGGCTGATCGCGGTCGGCAAGGCCGCCGGCGACTACAAGCCAATCGGATGGGGCGGCCCGGCACCGAAGAAAGGCGAGGTCTACTCGTCGGACTACTGGGCGATGCAGCCCGCGAGCCTGACCTTCGGAGCGGTGTTCGCAGCGAAGCGGGCCGCCGACGAGCGGGCCGCGCTGACGCTGGCCGCCTGAGAAGTGAGGAAAGAGATGACCGAGTACGTGAGCGCGGCGGAGACCGCGAGACTGGCCCGGCAGGCGCTGCGCCGGGAGTTCCCCGGCGTGAAGTTCGCCGTCCAGGTCCACCGGTACGACGACGGCGCGAGCCTCAGCGTCCGGTGGACGGGCGGACCGGGACGGGAAGCCGTCGACAAGGTGGTCCAGCAGTACGCGGGCGCGGAGTTCGACCAGATGACCGAGGGCAGGAAGCCCCGGGTTGTGCAGCGCGACGTGCAGTTCGGCACCGACTACGTGTTCACCGAACGGTACGACCCGCCCGCTGCCGGCGGGACCATCACGGGCGTGTCGTCGGCGGGCAACCGCGTCGTCATCGCGCAGTACAGCCACCACAACATCGGAGATGAGTGACATGGTGACCTGCCCGGAGTGCGGCACCGACCAGTGGGACTTCACCGGTCCCTGCAGCGCCGAGTGCGTGAACGGCCACCGGTGGGATGAGGGCCCGGCGATTCCGGGGACGCTGGTCCGGCCGGGATACCCAGGGGACATCAACGACCCGGAACGGTACCCCGACGACGATGGAGAGGAAGCATCATGACCTACCGGGACCGGCGTGAGGCCCGCGCGGAGCGGCTGCGCGGATGGGCCGGGACACGCGAACAGCGCGCCGCCGCCGTGTTCAAGGCCGGCGAGCCGTTCACGTCTGACTACGCGTTCAACACCCAGCCGGGGCACATCCCGGTCCGGGCACGGCTGATCGCCCGTGAGGACCGGGCGCACGAGTCGCTGGGCAAGGCCGCGTCGATGCGGTCCCGCGCGGACGGCATCGAAGGCCAGCTAGCCTCCTCGATCTACGACGACGACCCCGACGCGATCGAGCAGTTGCGGGCCCGGATCACCCGCCTGGAAGCCGAACGCGACGCAGCCAAGGCCGCCAACACCGCCTACCGCAAAGAGCACAAGGCTGAGTTGGCCGCGATGGACTCGGCGTACCAGCGCAACCAGGCGATGCCGTACCCGAGCTATCACTTCCAGAACCTGTCCGGGAACCTGAGCCGGCAGCGGCAGCGACTGGCCCGCCTGGAAAGGGCAGCCCAGGCCGAGAAGGGAAATGAGTGAGATGAGCGAGCAGTACGCCGACCAGCGCGCCCACGACGTGGCATGGATGACAGCAGCCGAACGGGACGCGTCCGGCCGGCAGCCCAGCGCGGAGAGCCCGGCGGTCATCACCATCAGGCACACCCACGAGGACGGGACGCTGGTGCACGGCACCAGCAAGGGCGACGGGGTGCTCGAACTGATCGGCCCCCGGACCGCCGCCCGGTTCCGGTACTTCCCGTCGATCAGGAAGATCGGGATCCCGCAGTCCCGTGACCACCTCGCGAAACGGTGGCAGATCGACATGGCCGCTGAGGCGCTGCGCAAAGCCGGTTTCGAGGTGACCGTGGAGATCGACGACACGCCCCGTGACGTAGCCGAAGTCAAGGAAGACCGGGCGGAGCGGCTGGACGCACGCTACGACCGGCTGACCGCCGCAGCGCAGCGGAACTCGGAGGAAGCCGAACAGCGGTGGGCCCGCGCCCATGAGATCGCTGACGCCCGGAACGGGCAGCCTCGCCTCGCAGGGCACCACTCGGCGCGGCGCTGGGACGCCGACGAGAAGAGGCTCGAACAGAACGAGCGGGCGGCGACCGCCGCGTTCAGGGAGGCTGAGCGTGCCGCCGCCGCCGCCTCGGTGGTCGGCTCAGCGGACGCCTACCGGGAACTGCCGCCGGTGATCATCCGCCGCATCGGCCGGCTTGAGGCGGAACTGCGGCAGACCATGCACCACATCAACGGCACCCGGCCGGCGAACGACCCCGACGCCAAGCCCGCATCAGGTGACCGGCTAGAGCAACTGGAAGCCCGCAAGGCGTTCCTTGAGCACCAGCTGGAAGCTGACCGCGCCGCGCTGGCCGAGCATGAGGCAGCGGGGTATGTGCGGCTGACCCGCGAAACCGTCCACAAGGGCGACCGGGTGTTCTGGGGTGCGACGTGGGGTGACGGGATCGGCGGCGCGATCGTGACCCGCACCAACCCGAAAACCGTCACGCTGGACCGGACCCGCTATCCCCGGACCCTGCCGTACGAGCAGATCAAGAAGGTGGAGTGCCCGCACGACGGCACCGAGACCACCGTCAGGGCACCGAAACGCCGGACGCCCCGCCGCGAACCCGTGCCGGTCACCGTTGAGCGGCCGGCTGAGCGGCCGGAACCGCTGACAGTGGACGCGTCCACTGAGTTCTTCGCGACGCCCCCGGCGGTGGTGGACCGGATGATCGCCGTCGCCGGCCTGGAGGCGGGGATGACGGTGCTTGAGCCGTCCGCCGGGCTGGGTGCGATCGCATCGCGGGTGGCGCCGCTGGTCGCCTCAGTGGAGTGCATCGAACGCGACAGTCAACTGGCCAGCCGGCTGCGCGCCGCCTCCACCTGGGCCGGTGACGTGCTGTGCGCGGATTTCCTGGAGGTTCCGCCGGCCCCGGTGTACGACCGGGTGCTGATGAACCCGCCGTTCAGCCGGCAGGCGGACATCAGGCACGTCACGCACGCGTACGAGTTCGTCAAGCCGGGCGGCAGGGTCGTCGCGGTCATGTCAGCCGGGGCCGAGTTCCGGCAGGGCAAGACCGCTGAGGGGTTCCGCAAGATGGTCGCTGACCGCGGCGGCCGGATTGAGCGGCTCCCCGACGACGCGTTCGCCGGGGCCGGGATCAGTGTCCGCACCGTGATGGCCGTCATCCCCGCCTGACCGCCCCCAAACCGAGGACCGGGCACAAAGCCCGGTCCTCTTGCTATACGTCGGACCAGTCGGTGGGAATGTCGACGGTTTCGCCGGCCGGCACGTTCTCCACGTCGCGTTTCATCGACTCCCACACCTGCCGGTTGTGCGGCGTGTCCGGCACGCCCGCTTCCTCGAACTGCTCCCCGGCCATGATGGCTTTCAGGATCGCTGTGGCGACCGCGCCCCTGGTCATGCGACCGCCTGGCCGCTGATGCTGGTCACGTTCCCTCCGGGTTTCTCGTTCGCCTTGTCGAGGAACTGCTGCCACGCCGCCTGGTCGTGGACGGTGAACTTCCCGCCAGGCTGCTTGCTCGCTACCAGCGCGGGTTCCGTCCCGTTGTTGTCCCACAGTTCCGTCTTGTCGAACAGTCCCATCTTCGCGGCCTTATCGTACGTGTCCGACACCGCGGCGTGGGTTTCCCGGATGAACGTCTCCGGCACGTGACGGCCGGTCGCCTTCCCCCGTGCCTCCGCCCGCCGCACCGCCTCATCGGTGGCGAGCGTCACGTACTTCCCTTCAGTCGTATAGCCGTGCTTTTTCGCGTCGTTGACCTTCCCCGCCAGCTTCGCGACATCGGAGTCGCCGGTGCCGTCCAGGGTGACGTTCAGCCTCCGCGCCTGCGCCGCCTTCAGCGCCTGCTTGGAGATGTAACTGGACTCCTCATGGACATGCGACGCGGCGCGGGGGTCTTTCGCGTCGAGCATCTGCTGGTATTCGGGGAGCTGCGCCTTGATTTCGTCGGGGTCGATGTGTGCCGTGTCTTCCGGGGTGGCCTTCAGCGCCGTCGACTTGCCGGCTGCGGGACCGCCGCCGAAGAACGTGGCGACCGGATGGGCCTGCGGCTGATGCCCGGCGAGGATCCCGTCGATGATCCGCTTGTGCAGCGCGGCGCGTTCCGGGGTGAACGTCCCGTCAGGCCGCTGGTATTTCTCCAGCGTGTCCTTCGGTGCCGCCTGGCTGGTGACCGACGGCGTGTGCGGCTGGTTGACTATCGCCGGCGTGCCCGGGTGGGAGTTGGCGTCGGCGATGAAATGCTGCGCGTCCGCCGGCAGCGCCCGGATTCCCGTGCGCCCGCCGGCTATCGGCTCCCGCGCGTACCTGGGGTTGGCGGCGACCCCGGTCGCGCGGTTCTGGATACCCTGATCCTTCGCGAACTGCCGTGCCTCATCCATCAACTGGCCTGCGGGTATCCCCACCCGGATCACCGGTTCACCCGGCGCTGACCCGCTGCGGGTCCCCTCCGATCCGGCGAGCAGGTGCGCGGCCCACTGATGGTGCCCGTCGACCACCCGGTCATCGGATGAGACGAGGACGGGTTTGGTGTCTTTCAGGTCACCGGACGCGAGACTCGCGGCGATGCCCCGCACTGCCCGCAGGTCACCGGTTGTCTGGGACGGTTTCAGTGACGCGGCGGGTACCCGGCTGCGGGTCACCGGTATCCCCTTCGCTTCGAGATGCGCGAGGAACTTCGGCATCATCTCCGAGCTCGGCGCGTACCGGCCGTCCGTGAGGAGACCGGAGATTTGCGGCATCGCGGCCCGGTCGATGCCGAGACTGCCGTGGTAGTTCATCACGTCGCCGCCGTCGGTGTGCCACGGCAGGGCCGCGCCGGACGTGAACCGGCCGCGGGCGTCCCTCAACTGGGCGTCTCTCCTGGCCGTGGCCGACGCGGTGTCGTGGGCGGTCTGGTGTGCCTTCGCCCGCGCCGCCGCCGACATCGCCAGGTCAAGCTGCCCGCTGATCGTCTCCGGGGCCGCGAACTGCGCCGCCCCGTCCCCCTTCTTCCCCTGCGCCTCGGCTATCAGCCTTGGTGCCGCTTTCTCCGCGTCTTCTGGTGTGGCGCCGTTTCCCACGAGCCACTGCACGAGCAGGCTGACGGCGTTCTCCCGGGTCTGCTGATCCATCACAGTCTCCGCGCATAGTCGTGGGCGATGTTGGCGGCGGGGACAACCGCCGCCGCGATCGCGGCGATGATCGGGGCCACGCCCATGGTGATGCCGCTGAGCGCGATCGCCAGCGAGGACAGGTTGAAGATGTTGTTCATCACGAGTTTCGTGCGGGTCTGCCTGTTCTCTTCGCTGCTGCCTGCCTCCACGCCTTTCCGCACGTGCGCGATCAGTTTCTGCTGGGACACGTGCAGCGCTTTGATGTGCCTGTCGATGGCCGCATGCTGCGCCGCGTCGATCGCGCCCATCCTCGCCGCGACCTCGGTCGCCACGCGGGCGTCAATGTAGGCCTTGAGTGCCTTCGCCTGCGCATCGGGCAGCGCCAGTTTCGCGAACGCCGCGTCGTCGGAGGTGTCAGCCGTTGTCTTCGCGGCATCCCCGCCGTCCGCTGCCGGTGGTGCCGCCTGGCTGGCCGCCGTCTGCCGCCGCTGCGCAGCCGACGGGCGGGGTGCCGCGCCGTTCCTCATCTCCGGATGCTGGTGTGCCGGGGGTTTCGGCGCGGGGCCCGCCGCGCCCGGAGCTGCCCTGGTTTTCGCCGCGTGCTGGTCGATGAACCATTTCGGGTATTTGTCGTTGAGTTGCTGGCCGATCAGCGGCACCCACCCGTGCCGGTAGGTGTAGTCCGTGCCGGGGATGTGGTGGCCGTGGATCGCGGCGAGGTCAACCTGTTCACTGATCGCCGCAGGGGCTGCCAGTTGCGTGGTGACCGTGCCGCTGTAGCGGGCATGCTGCGGTCCGCCCCCTTCCGCGGTGACAGGCGGGCGGGGCAGCCACTTCGCTACCTCCGGGTAGTTGTCCCGGAAATGGTCCGCGAGTTTCCCGGCGTGCTCGACGGCGCCGCCGAGGTGCTTCTCAGCATGGTCAGCGTTGAATCCCCACACCTCGTCGTCATCCGGGTCGCCGGTCATCGCGTCGGCGTGCCGGATCCCGTGGGTTTCCTCATGCAGCACCGTTTCGAGCAGGTGCGCGGTCGTCGCGGTTTTCGCGGCGCCGCTGACCGCTTTCGCGAGCCCGATATGCTGCCGCACCTGCTCCAGTTCTGCGGCCTCAGCGGGATAGTGGCCGCGGATGTGGGTGACGAGCTGGTGGCCGTGGTTGAGGGCGTCGGCCAGGTGCCCGCGGACAGCGTCGCTGTGGTGGGCCCGCAGGTCCCCTGTCGCGGCGCGGGCGGCTTTCATCCGCTGAGTGGCGTGGGCCAGGGCGTGGAGCGTGTCACCGACGCGGTGCGCGGTGAACAGCGCCACCGCCGCGGGGTCGGCGGGGGCCAGTTCCAGGTCAGGCACCTGCGCGGTGATGGTCACGGCAGCGCCTCCCGGGCACGAGCGGCGGCGGGCAGTTCCCGGCCGGCGTTGTCCCAGTTCAGCCAGATCCGCATCAGCTCAGCGAGGCACTCCGCATACGTCGGCATGGTGATGATGAGCATCCGCTGCATCGTGGTCGTGAGGTGCCAGCCGTCACCGTTGAAATGCTCGTCGACGGCGGCCTGGAACGCGGAGCCTTTCAGGTCCCGGCTCGCGTACAGCCGTTTACCCGCGGGCACGTCCACACCCACCATCACCCATTCCGGGTCCAGTGCCCCAGGCTGGCCGCCGGCCGCGGAGTACCTGTAGCTGGCCCCGCGCGACCGCCCGCGCCCCGCACCGGGCCGTACCGGCGCGTCCTCGCCGCGCCGCTCGAGGTCGCCGCTCACGCTCACAGTTTCGCTGCCTGCGCCTGCGCCTGCTGCGCCGCCGCGAGCAGGCCATTGATCTGGGTGGTCAACTGGGCGATCTGCGCCCTGATCTGTGACGCGCTCTGCGCCGCAGTCGAGGTGCCGGACGACGACGCCGGGCTGGACGACGCCGTGCTGCCCGCAGCCGTGGTCCCTGCCGTGCTCGCCGTGCTCGCCGTGCTCGCGGTAGTAGCAGGCGCGGAGGATTTGGTGGTCGCGTTAGATGACGTCGTTGACCCGGCCTGACCGCTGCTGGTTTTCCCGCTGGCGCTGGCCAGCGCCTTCATCAGCACGCCACGCTGCTTGATCAGCCCGGCGGCCTGCGCCCGGTCATGCTGCGCGGTGGCCAGCAGGCCCGCCTTCCTCGACGCCGTGTTCTGCTGGTGCTGCACGTGCGCGACATGCTGCTGATGCGCGGTCGGAGCGGCCGGCTTCGCCGCCGGTTTCCCACCCTGCTTCGCCGCCGGCTTCGCGCCCTGCTGCCCCTGCTGCCCTTGCTGTCCCGTGGTGAACTGGCCGCCGCCGACCTGCCCCGCCGCAGTGCGTGGCTGCGCCGGGTTGTAGAACTCCAGTACCCGCCTGCCGCCGCTCACGAGCTCAACTTCCCCGCCCACGTCACCCCACGTGCGGCCGCGGCGGCGGGCCAGGGTCACGCCACCCTGCAACTGCCGCGTCTTCTGGTCCAGCAGGAACGCGTTCCCTGCCGCCTTCCGGCCCTCCTGCGTTGCGCTGCCCACCGCCCCGGCATGGCCCCGCACCGCCTCGTACGCGTTCTCCAGATGCTCCCCGGCCTTGTCCCGGTCCCCCCGCCCGGCTGCGTCGCGGGCCTTGCGGACCTCATCCCCGAACCCCTTCCCAGGGTGGTCGCTGTCCAGTTTGTCAGCCAGGCCGCTGAGGGAACCGGTCCACTCGCCTTCCTTGCCGCGCGCCTCCGTCTTCCACGCGCCCCGCCACGACAGTTCAACTGCCGCCCTGGCCAGTTCACCCCGCGAAACCGCATGCCCGTGGACCGCCCGCGCTGCGGCACCCTTCGCCTTCTCCTCCGCCAGCGCCCCGGCCGCCGCGGCACGCACCTCGGGATGCACGTGGCCGCCCCGGGTCCACCTGCGCAGCGCCCCGTAGGCGACCGCCGACGCATGACCCTTGTCCATGCCCCGTTTGGTCATCAGCGCCTGGACGACCTGCTCGAAGTAGTCGGAGTGTTTCATGCCCTTCACGTTGTAAAGCCCGGGTCCGCCGGGCTTCCCGTACGGTGCCGGGGTCACCTCAAGCTGCGCGGTACGCGCGGACAGTTCGATGACGGCGGCGAGGTCATTCCACGAATATGCGGCCTTCACGGTGCCTCCCCTGGTCCTGGTCTGCTTGTTAAGCGCGCTGATCTGCGCGTCGGATGCGGCGCGTTCCCGCGCGGCGAGCTTCGCCTGCAACGCCGCCTCACCTGTCGTCTTGTTTGCCGCCGCCGCCTGGTACGCCTGGAAGCGGGCCGCCTCATCTCTCCGTGCCTGCACCTGGCGTGCCGCCTCCTGGACGCGCTGCGCGGACGCTGCGGCCTCAGCGTCTTTCCGTGCCTGTTCCTTCGCCTGCTCCGCTGACGGGGGCAGCGCGCCTTGCAGCGCCGCGATCGCGTCGCGGGTGCCCCACTTGTTGCTCTGCTGCGCCGCCTGCTGCGCCCGCAGCATCAGTTGCCGGGCCTTCGGGTCGGTGACTCCCGCATCAGCGAGATGCCGGGAGGCGTTCCGCAGCGCATCCCTGGCCGCCGGGAAGTCGTCGCGGTACATCAGGGACTGCTCCGCCTGGGTCAGCGCCTTGTGTGCCCGCTCCGCAGCCTCGTCCGCAGCCGGTTTTGAACCCCGCCCCTCGAGGGGGTTGCCGAACTGGTCGACGGGCGTCAGGACCCGTTCGTCTTTCGCGGGGATAGGGATATTGCGGGACTTCCCGCCGCCGCGCCACTCGAAGGCGGTCTGCTTGTCGGACTTCCACCGGCGGGAGATCGCGAACTTCCCGCCGGGCCCGGCCATCCACCACGGATCAGACCAGGCACCGCGGACCATGTGCTGTTCCCCGTCGCTGCCGGTGATGGACCGCGCGTGTTCGCTGCCCAGGATCCCGGCGGGGGCCTGCCCGATCGCCTGGTGGCCTCCCTGCCAGTCCCCGGCGTTCATCGTGCCGGAGGTCCGCTCCGCGGCCCGGCCGCTGGTCTTTTCCCCGGCGACCCGCGCCTTCGCCTCAACGGTCGGCTTCGACGGTTTCCACGAGGCCGGGATCTTCCCCTTGAAATGCTGCCGTGCCGCGAGCGGCGTCAACGGGATCCACGGGTGCCGCCAGTCGTACGGCGTACCGGGTATGTGACGGTCGTGACCGTCGCCGGTCAGCTCAATCACGGCGGCGAGGTCGTTCCACGAGTAGGACATCTCAAATTGCAGGTCCGATACCGCCATCGGGTTCTTGTGCGCCAGGGCGGCGAGCTGCTTCGTGGTCATCCCCTTCTTCTGCGCGGCCTCCCAGACCAGCTTCGGTGATACCGCGCCGACCAGCAGCGGCAGGTCATGCTGCGCGAACGAGGCCATCAGCTGGTGATCCGGTGCGTGCGAAATGTTGCCCTTGGACGCCTTGAGTGCCTGCTCGAATGTCTGAGCCGGCCCCTTGGACGGTGCAGCGGCGCCCTTGGCGGGGTTGACGTGCGTCGCGGCGCGGATCTCATCACCGGTCGGCGCGTCACCGTAGCCGACATCCCCGCCGGCGGCGATGTGCGCGGCCCGCTTGGCTTTCATCGCCTTCAGCGCCGCAGACTTGGCCTTGGCCATCGTCGGCTCGGTGCCGCTCGCAAGCGGGCCTTCCCAGTGGCTGCCCCGCGCGTCCGCGCCTTCCCGCTCGGTCCGCTGCCGGTTGACGTTCCAGTTGAATGAACTCTGCGGGTGCTGGAAGGTGCCGCCGAACCGCTCATGGACGTTGGCTCCGAAGTCAGCGATCTTGAACAGTGTGCTTGTCTTGGCCCCGGTCTGAGAGTTCTTGCTGTCCTCGAAGTTGCCGATCCGCAGCCAGTCAGCGTGATGCGTCGCGCTCTCCGCCGGTGCCTTGGACGCGGCTGTGTCAGCTTTCCCCTCCGGGCTCCGCGCATACTCCATGCCGCTGATCTCGTCACGGACACTGCCGACCATTGAGGCCAGTTGGCCGTCACGTCCCGTGGTGCCCTTCCCTAGCCGCTGCTCAAGATCCGACAACTTGGATTTGGCCTGCCCCATGTCGAAGCCCGGCTGCGCCAAGTGGCTGCGCAGCGCGTCAACGGACGCCTTCGCACCCGGGTCGGGCCGCTTGTGGTTCTGGAGCCGGTCACTGATCTGGCCGAGGCGGCGCATGGCCATCGCAGTATCATCCGCCGCCGCCTTCGCGCCGCCGCCGCCTCCCGGCGGGTGCCAGCCCTTCGGGACATGCCCCCTGAAATGCGACGCCGCCGCGGCGGGAGTCAGCGGAATGTAGGTGTGCTTCCAGTTGAAATCGGTCCCGGGAATGTGGACCCCGTTCCGGGCAGCCAGATCGACCACGCCGGTGAGGTCAGTGCCTTTTGGGCGGGCCGCCAGCTCAATGACCGCCGCAAGGTCACCCCATCCGTAGGTGAGTGCCCTGACGCCGCCAGTCGGCTCGTTGAGCAGCTGCCGGAAACGCTCCGTGTCCAGGGCCGTGTTCTGCTGCTCCAACTCGGACAGGTACTCCGCGTCGGGGAGGGTCACCTGCCGGAGCGCCGCCGCATGCTCCCGCAGCCGGCCTGCCATCTGCCGGTCCCGCCGCTCGCCCAGCCTCTGCACGATCGGCTTCTCCGACGAATCACCGGTGATGCTCCGCTCCAGGCGGCCCGCCGCACTGTCCAGGTCGTCGGCAGCGGAGTGGTACCGGCCGCTGCGCACCTTGGCGGAAATGCCCCTCATCCACCGGGCAGCGTCAGGGTCCATGCCCTTATCCCCGAATGTGTTCTCTCCCCGCGCGTACTCCCGGCCCGTCTGGTCGATCTTGTCCGCCAGGGCCGCGACGTCGCTGTGTGTCCACTGGCCGCCCTTGCCCCTAGCCTCGTGCATCCACGCGTCACGCCAGGACATTTCAACGGCGAACTGCTTCGACCCGCGCGGCTGCGCCCCTACCGGGTCCGCCACGTTCGGGTCGGGGCCGCCGCTGTTGCCCCGCGCCGGGGCGTTGAGGGCCTGGTCCCCGCCCGGCTGCCGTGCTGCCGGCCTGGCTGCGAGCGCACCAGGCCCGTACCCGGCGTTCGGGTCCGGCCGCGGCGGGGCGGATCCCAGGTCGCCGTAGGAGTCGCGGCGGATCGCCTCCTGGTTCCTCGCCGCCACGTCCGCGATGTCTTTCACCAGCAGCAGGTGCCGGTGCACGCCGTGCATCGCCGCCCGGGCCGCCATGTGCGCGTCGTCGGTGTGCTGCCCGTTCCGCATCAGCGACTGCGGGGTCAGGCTGAACAGGGCGGCCCGCAGGTGCCTCTGGGCGGCTTCTTCCTGCCCGGCGCGGAGTGTCCGCGCCGCGTCCCGCACATGCTGGTGGACGATCATGTCGGGGTGGTCGGCAGCGATGTGCTCAGCGAGTTTACTCATCGACTTCGCGGCGGACAGGCGCATCGGGGTCAGCGGCGTGTGCCGCGGCCGCCGCTGGAACGCCGCCGGGGGTGTGGTCGCGGCGGGGGTGTTAGGGTCGGGGACTGCGGACCGCCTTGCCCCCTGGCTGCCGCGGCCGCGTGGCGCAGCACCGGCCGTCTTGACCGGCGATCGGCCAGGGGGTGCCGGTCTCTTCACTTTTTGCGGGTTAGCCGCTGTCGCTGCCATCGCCTGCTCCCTCCCCGCTGAAGCCCTCCGCCAGTTTGGCGAGGGCACGGAACTCGTCTGCGATGAGCAGCAGGTGCTCCGGGTGCCGCGGTCTACCCTGAGGTCCCGGCGGCACCTCACCGCCAAGTTGCAGCGTGTGAGCTTCCTGCTTCAGTTCCGCCGCGCGCCTGCGCAGCGCGGCAATGATCTGGGCGCTCATCGCAGCAGCCTCTTGTCCGTCCGGCTCCGCGGCGACGAGGCGGACGATTGCAGTGTCGCCATGACCGCCTCGTGGTGCCGGTCCGCCTGCTCGAGCCGCTCCGCGTGATGCCGCGCCGCCTGCGCTAGCTGCTCCGCGTGGTTCCGGTTCAGTTTGCGGTGCAGGTGCGTGAACGCGGGCAGCCCCCACAGCAGCGACGCCACCAGGTTCCCCACCACCCCGGCCAGGAACCCGATCGACAACACCAGCGGCCAGAACTCGTCCCAGTACCTCATGCGGCCACCGCCGTGAGCGGCCCGCAGATCCCGCAGGCAGCGTGAGTGACGTTACCGACGGACAGATGCCCGCAGGAGAACGAACGGCCGGTGCCGGACAGGGACGTTCCGAGCGTCCGCGGCACGCCTGCCCGGCCGCTGCCCTCAATCAGCCCGACGGGGCGCCCGGCACCGATCCGCAAATCGACCTGACCGTGCCTGATGAGGACGGGCAGCAGCGCCGACACGACCTGCTCGAGCGCGCCCGCCGGTATCCGCAGCGGCTCAGCGAAGCCTTCCACGGCCAGTTCCGTCACGCGCGGAGTGTCGAACTCCCGCCCCACCAGACGCCTGATCCACGACCCCACGGTGACCCCCTCACCGAACGCGCGTTCCTTGACTGCCTCAATGACCTCGGGCGCGAACCGGACAGCGGTCATGCTGGTGAGGCGCTGCCCCTTGCGCTTGCGGCCCGGTCCTGCGAGTTCCAGGTTCGCGGGGTCGGCGTAGAACTCGTACGCCTCGTCATCGTTCATGCTGCCCTCGCGTATCTCGGGTCGCGGCTCGGCAGCAGCGGGGCACCCGGCCACGGCGGTCCGGCCTCACAGCGGCAGCCGACGTGGGGGCCGACACCGGGCAGGCCGATGTCCGGCGGATCATCAACGTAGAAGTTGTGCCGGTCAGCGGCCAGGCACTCAGCGGTGGTCCGCTTGTCGCGCTTGGCGTACCAGCCGAGCAGCCGTCCGTGGGTCGCCGCTTCCAGATCGATCTTCCCCGCCGCAGTGGCACGGTTCCACATCGCTGCCTGATGCTGCGCGTAATACCGCCGCTCGGTGGCGAGTTGCGCCGCCCTCGCCTGCCCTACGGGCTTGCCGTGGGCCCGCGCGTCCCGCGCCGCGGCGAGTACCCGCTTCGACGCGGCCAGCACGTACTGGGCGCGGCGGGCCGCGTTCATCCTCGACGTTTGCGCGGACGCCGCCCCGATCACGCCGGTGACCGGCGGCGGTGCCTGCATCACGTCGGTGAGAACCGCGCCGAGCGCTGTCCACACCGCAGCGGACAGCACGAACCGGGTTTTCAGCGCCGCGACCGCGAGGACCGCTGACGTGGCGGTGACAAGCACCGCGGCGACCGCGGCGGCGAGGGCAGCGTCCTCGAGGCCGTCGCCGGGCTGTGGCGGCGGCTGGGTGGCCTGTGGCGGGGGCGGCGGGGTGGTCATGTCACCACGATCGGGAACGGGCCAGGCGGCCCGTCCGGGGCACGCCACGCCAGCCAGCGGGCCTTCTCCTCGGGCAGCCACCGCCGGCAGCCGGCAACTGTGCATTCCCAGGCTGCGTGCGGCTCGTCGCGTGTCATCTCGCCGTGGTCGGCGCAGGACACGGTGACGGTTACGGTGGCCATTTCATGCTGCCCGGGCGTCTTCCGGGCCGGCGGGCACGCGGCCGATCTTGTCGGGGTCGCCGCCGGCTTGGGACACAAGCCACGACACCATCCGGCCGACGGTCTGCACCTGGTCTTGCAGTTCCCAGATGATGTCATCGGTGACGTTAACGCTGCCCACAAGCCCACCAGCTCCCACTGTTTGTCCGGCCGTAACCGTCCTATTCTGGCGTCACCGCCGGCCCTCGCGCACCCCTGTCGTGTCCTCCAGTGTCCTGCGGCCATGTGCCCACCAGAATGTGCGTGTCGGCGCCGTTGTCATCCACCCACGTGAACTCTCCCTCGGCACCCACCGGGCGGTGCATGCGGCAGCCGACGCAGTAGGTGGAACCGTAGAACGACGGGTCCCGCGCATACGTTTCGCACAACGCGAGACCCATCGCGGTCACCGCCCCGCACTCAGGGTCGTGGTGAATGTAGGAGCGGTACAGCGGCCGGACGAACCCCTTCGCCCGTTCGGCCTCCGACAGCACCAGGTAAACGTCGTTCTGGTCCTGCGGCTCGGTGTCGGAGCCGTGACCGAGCCGCGGATCACGGGGGTCGGTGGTGAGGCTCACGGTTGCTCCTGGAGGCCGAAGACGTGGCCGATGCCGAGACGGCCGGCCAGTTCGTAATTCCTGGCAGGCTCACCGGGCACGACCGCGCTGTCCAGGGACAGGCCGTCGCGGCGGCAGAGGGACTCGAGGATGTCCCGGATGAGGATGTCCGCCGCCAGCACCGCCGGGTGCTCCGCCGCGGCGGTCACGGCGGGAACCCCAGACGGCGCATCGTTTCCAGGGCTTCGGGCATCTGCATGATCATGCCGTCGTCAGAAGACCGGTGACCCGGATACGCCTCCTCATAGGAGCGGTTGAGGAGCCTGGCCTCGCTATACACCGCTTCGCCGTACTCGTCGGCGGTGAACACGCTCTTGCTGATCAGCAGCGCGGTCAGGGCCGACAGTTCGCAGCGCAGCAGGATCGACAGTTCACGGTGATGAGCGACGGCCTGGAACTCGCCGTCGTGCGGCGGCCGGGTGCCCAGCTGCCAGCCGGCGAAGAACCGCCGCCACTTGCACAGCCTGTTCAGCATCCGGTACCGCTCTTGCTGATCACTCACTTGGGCCTCCCTCCTTGTCGCTCGGGGAGGTGCCCCCCGGGGGCGGACCGGTGGGCACCTCCCTCGCCCTCCGCTAAATCCCTGGCCGGGGGGCTTCAGCTGCCGCTGGCGGGCGGCTGGGCAGGCGGCGGGGTGGCGCCCGCCGTGTCCGCGGCCTGCAGCTGGCTGACGACGTTGTTCATGTCGTCGGCGACCGCCTGGATAGCCGGGTCGTTCGCGCTGCCCGCCGCGGCGAGCTGCGCCGCCCAGTCGGTGATCGCCTGCGTGACCTCCGCCTTCAGCGCGGTGTCGGCGGCCTGCAGATTGTCGAGAGCAGCCATGATCTCCTCCAGTTTTCTGTGCGTGTGGTGCTGGTTTCCGATGATGCGGATCAGTAGTTCACGGTCGGATCCGAAGAATCCGCCCGCCTCCGGGGTCCCGGCCTCCGGGGTCTCGGTCACGATGCCCCTCCTGGTACACGTACCGTCAGCTCCACGGGCAGCGGCCCGCAGATGCCGCACTCGGCGGACGCCACGTTCGAGACCGCCATGTGCTCGCATCTGGCGGTGCCGCGAGCGGCGGCGAGCGCAAGCCCCGCCGCGCGGAGGTAGGCGCCTATGCTCACCCCGTATCCTTCGGCGGCAGCCATGATCCCGCGCAGGTCGTCACCGGCCAGGCGTACCCCGAACGACACGGCGAGAGCCCGCAAGGTCTCATCCCGCTGGCACCGGAACTTCCGGGTGATGGCCAGGTAAGCCCAGATGAGGGCGCCCATGGCTGCTGCGAAGATGATGAACAGCACGATTTCTCTGGTCACTGGCTCGCTCCCGGCGTCCCGTATATCGCCTTTATCCATGCGTTGATCACGGCCGTCACGAACCGGGGGTCCTGGCTCATCAGGCCATCAGAGTCAGGCGGCACCGGCTGGCCGTCATCGTCCACGACATTCCACGCCTCCAGCGCGTAGCCGAACGTCGCGGCCAGATGGCGGACCGCGCTCGCCTCCGGCCCGCTGGCCGCCGCCGCCGCGACATCCAGCACCACCGACATGGGCACCGGCCGGACCGTGATCTCCAGGCCCTCGTACTCGGTGCCGGCGAAGTCCAGCTTGAGAGGCTCGCGCTTCGGCAGGAACCCGGTCACTGGCTCGCCCCCGGCAGTCCGCCCGCCATCGGCGCGTTCTGCGGCGGCCTCGGCGGACCCGCCGCAGCAGGCGCCATCCGCGGCGGAGGCGGCGGCCTCAGCCCCGGCGCACCGCCCGGCCTGGCCATCGCCTGCTGCGCGATCGACGTCCCCGCCTGCGCCAGCCCCTGCAACTGCCCCAGCCCCGCCGCGGCCTCCGGCGGCATCCCCGGCGGCGGATTCCCCGCGAGCTGCTCAGCGCGCTGCGACGCGGTCGACACCAGCGCCTCATGCACCTGATCCACATCCAGCTGCAAGATGCTCGCCATCCGTTCGGTGATCAGGTCGAACACCTGCAACGGCACGTGCAGCACCGGCGCAGCCGACATTTGCCCGAACATCGTCAGCAACTGCTGCGCCTGCTCATCTTGCAGCGGCCCGAACTTCGCCTGCGGATACGCGGCGCTAGTACCGAAGTTCATCATCACCAGCGGCCGGATCACGTCATACGACAGGGACTCGGCGATCTCCTTCGCGACACCCTGCCTCGACTTGAGGTAAAAGTCCGACTGGTCCTGCGACAGCGAGTAGGCGCCGCGGCCGCCGGTCGACGCGGACGCGAGACCGAGGAACCCGGCCAGCACACTGCTGATCGACCAGGACGCGAGGAAACTCAGCGCGTTCTCAAAAAACTGGCCCGCCTCAGCGGCGTTCGGGATCGCCTCGAACGCCTTCTGCCCCGAGATCGGGTGCACCAAGCCGACAACCCCGGCGCCGCGCAACTGGGAAATGTCATCAGCGCGGGCGGTGGCTTCCGGCTGGTCGTTGCCGTACGCGACGATCCGCTGCAACGCCATGTTCTCAAGGAAGTAGTACCAGAGGTAAAGGAGCTTCATCTGGGTGGAGTGGCACCAGTACGCCACCTCCACCTCCGACACGCCGGTCAGCGGCTCACGGTGCTTCCCGTGCGTGTAAATGTAGGAGCGGATCTTCGGGATGTCGACGTAGCCGGGGACTTTCTGCTTCCGGGACAGCATCAGGTTCCCGCCGAACAGCCACACCTGCTGCCGGAACCCGTTCGGCTCCCCCGTCCGGTCGTTATACCTGGCCTGGCACGTCGCGGGAGGCCGGAACGCGATCTTGTCGTAAACCACTTTCCCGTCCGTCTCCCGCAGCTTGAACGTCTTCTCGAAGAACGCGCGGCGGTAAAGCTGACCCGACGTGACCTGCCCCATCAGCTCCGTGATCGGGGTCCGCATGCCCCCCTCAGTGTCCGGGGTCATCAGCACGCCGCGAACAAAGTCGCATTCGCCCTTGTCGCCCTTGCCGGCCTCAATCGAGAAGTCCGCCTCGCGGATCGGGAGGGTCAGCACCATCTCAAGGGCGCTGGCGGTGCCGTTACGGGAGAACATTGTCTTCAGGTCACGGGAGGTCCATTCCCCGTAGTCGACCTGTTAAGAAGACATCTCCCTCGCCGTAGTAAGCGAACAGTCGCTGACCATAGTCGAACTGGGTGCCGATCTCGGGACCCATCAGGGAACGCTTGCCGCCGGGTCCGCGGGAGCCCTTCGGCGGCAGGTCAGGGAACGCGATCACGTTGGCGTCTCTGGATGCCATCTTCTTGCATCACCCCCTCTCCCGCCGGGGCGCGCAAGGGCGCCGGTGCCGTCGTGCACGTGCATATGCACGTGCACTGAGCCCACGATACAGGCGAGACGGCAGGGGGCATAGCAAAGGGGCCGTCAGGGCTGGCTGCGTGTTTGCTGTACGCCATGCCGACATGTGCGGTATGCTGTACCCGTGAATGAGACTGACTGGCCGGACCGCAACTGGGTCACGGCCGCCGAGCTCGCCGCCATCGCGAGCCGCAACGAACGCACCATCCACCGGGAAATCGGACGCCACCACCTGCACGCCGAACGCGCCGGCGGCGCCCCCTCACCGTGGATCATCGAACGCGCCGAAGCGGAACGGTGGCTAGCACAGTACAAGCCGGAAAGGACAGGGGAACGATGACGTACCTGCTGATTCGCGTCCACTCGTTCGCCTGCGACCATCCCGGCTGCACTGCCGAGGAGGAGCACGCCGAGCCGACCAAGGCGAAGGCCGTCGCGATCCTGCGCGCAGGCGGCTGGCAGATCGGGCGCAAGATCCTGTGCCCGGCACATCGAAGGAGGGCCTCATGAGCAGGGAACAGATAGGGACAGTGCGGATCACCCGGGAGCGGGTGTACGCCCTGGACCCGATAATGCGAGACGACGACCCCGCGGCATCAAGGATCCTCGTCGGGCCGGGCGAGTACCCGGTCTACCGGGATGGCCTCAGCCACTACTGGAAGATGACC